TTCGGAGTACACGTAAACGGTATCGCTACCGCTTGAAGTGATGGCGTATAACGCTTCGTATGCTCCAAGTGGCAAGGTTACTTTATCGCCATTATCGATCTTAAAACCTGTAGAAGCTGTAACACTAGCGTTTCCAATAAAGCATGCTCCCGAAGCTGCATGAAGCGATACGGTCTGATCGTGCGGATCAGCTGCTACTAATAGCGTAGCTGTGGTAGTTACGGTTACTTGGCTTGTTTTCATTTTAGACCCAGTTTCACTATGAGAGCAGCTGCTTTAGCCGGATTTAGATTCACTTCAAAGTGCATCTCATCCTTACGATTTACGTAATCTCCGCCCCATTTTAGGCCGTACTTAGTGGCTAGGGCCCGTAGCATTGGTACCTTCTCTGCTGGGAATGTCCCTACCTTGCCGAGCGCATGCTTTGGAGCATTTAGATCGATAGCTGTACCGCTGGAATGGTTAGATAGCTTGTCGGTGGTACCCCTTACCATGCGGAAGCAGTAGCCCCAATCGTCTAGGGCACCTTCATCGATCGGCTCTATCAGCTTATGAAATTCAGCTGCGAAATTAATTAATAACGGAGCTGCACCTTCGGCGCATGCCAGCTTAATCTTTGTGCCTGGTACTTGGTAGCTCTTAATATCGATCTCATTACGATCGTTAGAAGCTGGCCAGCCGTTACTAGAAAATAGGCTCATGCTCGGAGTTACTGCATTCCCATTGATAATTACTTTGATTAAGTGTTAATTCTGCATGACCGCATTCTGGACTTGGACCTATAAAGGCATCGGCATCGGGATCGTATGAATATCCTTTGCCTGCAAAGTTGTAACGGATATTGCCGTTATAGCTTGTTTTTATCCAAGTACCGCCAAGATTATCTATTAACCATTGATAACCTTCATCGCCGGCAGGATCGTTATTATCGCCCACTAAAACTCTAATTACTTTGTTGTTGTTATCTATTTCTGCAAAGTGCGACATATTAGACCGCCGATTTCAAATAGCGAATAATTACAATTCCTGAACCGCCATTAGTACCAGTACCGGCAGTACCACCAATACCGCCACCGCCACCGCCAGTATTTGCTAAAGCGTTTGTAGAGTTGTTGGTCAGATATGCGCCACCATCACCGCCACCACCATCGCCACCAGTATTTTGCGTTCCGGGATTACCGCCAGCTCCACCGCCACCGCCACCTGCATAATAATAAGTACCCCCGACGTTTTCACCTGTTGAAGTAGCAGATCCCCAAGATGAATAAGCGGATGAACCACCGCCACCGAATCCACGTGTTGGATTACCTGCGCCACCTGCGCCACCGCCACCGCCGGCACCATAACTTCCACCTGCATTACCTGATCCGGGACCTCCATTATAACCTTCTACTGGAGAATAACCGCCAGCATTACCAGATCCAGCACTTCCCGTAGCATTATTATAATTACCACCGCCGGATCCGCCTGATAAACCTATTTGATTAGGAGCAGAAGCATCGGCTCCACCGCCACCGCCACCAGTAGCAGATATAGTAGAAAATCCTGATCCGGTAACGGTCGAATTATCTCCGTTAGTTCCTCTGACTCCGAAAGTAGTTCCTGCACCGCCACCGCCTACAGTTATAGTAAAAGTCTGAGGCACGAAAGTTCTCGATGTAATTCCTCTTAAACCACCTGCGCCACCGCCGCCGCCGTAGTTAGCACCGCTTCCACCACCACCGCCCGCAATACATAAAACATCGGCAGTTAAATCAGCATTAGAAACTACTAAACTTCCATTACCCGTAAAGGTACGGTAATAGTAAGTTGAATCAGAAGTTAAAGTACCGCCGGTTACTGTTGGCTTTACCGGTACTTCTCCAAATAATGCGCTAGCGATAGTACCGATCATTATGCAATAGCCCCGCACACGGTCCAAGCATTTGTCCCAGTTTTAATCGCTACGGCAGATTTGAAAGCTGCAACAGTTGGAGCAGCTGCAGTAGCACCGGCAGAAGATACGGTAGTAGTACCGCTAGAAGCTGCTTGAATAGTTAAAGTACCAGCTGCATTATTATTAAGAATTGTTATAGCTGTACCATCTGGAAAATCATAAGTAGCATCTGTTGGAATGCTTACAGTTTTAGCCGATGAGCTAGTAAATACTAAAAGCTTTTGGTATTGATCGCCATCTGCCAAAGTGTAAGTAGTGCCAGACTTTGTAGATAGTTCGTAAACTGGTAAACCATTCCAGATAGTCGAAGTAACGATATCGCCGGTAACGACGGGCCATGTTGCCATTTTTTCTCCTTAGTAAGAAAGTACTCCGCTACCGATGGTCGCATAGGTAGTACCTATTATAAACCCATCGATAATCGGTTCTAGTGTAGTGAAGGTAGTTTTGAAGCTATTAGGTGTTATAACATTTTGAACACCGAACACCTGCAAAGTTTTAGTAAGGGTTGATCCGCCCGGTTGGGTCGTACTAACCGTAATTGGATCGAAGAAGTCAAGATCCAAAGCTGCAATAATGCCGGCGTTATAATCCGGCGTATAAAGATCTAACGTAATGGAGTCGCATCTAATAGAAGTTTCGGCACGGGACGCAATATAGGCACGGGCATAATCCAAAGCTACGGCGTCGGTCTGCATTAATAGATCCTGCTCGTTATAGCTGTGTAAGAAGTATTTATCGATCGATGCTTGATTAGTCGCTACTTGAGGAGTACCGCCGGTCCGGGTAACCGTACCCTTGTTATAAACGAGTACGTCATTAAGTACCCAGTTAGCATCGACATAATAAATCCCGGTACCATCATCGGCGAAGTCTGTAGTAGGTAGTGCTACCGATGAAGTAGTTAGGGCTCGATCTTGGAATACAAAGGATCCGTAGGCATCGACGTATAAAGCCCCGTATTCGGTCGTAGCGACCGTCTGCATAGCTGTTAGAGAAGTCCGGAAGGTGCCCGGATCGTTCTGCAGAGTAGTTAGTCCGGCATCGACATCTCTCATCGAATTAGGCCATTCGATTTCGTCTAGGATCTGATTAATGCGAGTACCTGATAGATCACCTGCGCTGGCCCCTGTAACGGTCGATATCTGGGCATTCTGGGCTAATCTAGAGGCATCTATGGCTTGGATGGTCGTATAGGCTACATCGGTAGCTTCTTGCGGTTGAGTCGTTAAATAGCTGGTAATAAAGCCAGAAAATATCGGATAGGTAACGGAGTTATAGGTAGCCGTAATCTGGATCTTACGCATCGGGCTAAGGAGTTGATAGTAGGGCCCTGTCGGGTTCTGTGGGTTAAAGTCTCCATTTTGATCGACTATACGCAGAGTTAATTGACCGGCTTGAAATTCATCCGATACGGCATCTCGGCCCCGTCTAGTTTTAATGTAATCGATCTGATCCGATACATCTACGATAACAGCTGCAGAATCAGCAAAGATATTAGTACCAAAGATACCCGAATCGATTAGGCAAGCTTGCGCAAAGCCGGGCCCGGTCGAGAAATTAATTACCGCATTTACTACAGGTACGGCCATTATAAGAATCCTGCCGGAGCTGTTATGTAGCCGTTGGTTACGATCTGTTGCATAGCTCTTTGAACCTGATCGGTAAAGTCATCTTGGGCCAGAATTGGTCCAGCGGTTTTAATCTCGAAATAATTATTTTGTACAGCCGATCCGCTGGTACCACCAGGCACCGGTACCGCAGAAGATATGCCACTAATGCTAGGAGGCAATTCTCTAAAGGCTCCGTAATTAGGAGCATTCTCGTAAACGTTACGTAGCGAATTGGCTGCATCGTTAGCCGATTCTGCCAATTTCTTAGCTGCGTTAGCTGCTTCCAGTTCGGCGTTGTACTTCTTGGCCAAAGCGTCATTATTATCTAAAATCGCTATCTGGGCCTTTATGCGTAATTTAGTTTCTTCATCGGTGGCCTGATTAAGTGCGGTCTGTAATCCGATGCGCTCTACGTCAAATTTATCTTTTAGTTTATCTAATTCGGTTTTAGCCTTTAAAGCGGCATTTTCTTGCGCTCTGTAGGTTACGGCGGTTTTAATTCCCTTAGCTTCTTTAATACGATCTTGGATACGCTTCTGAGCCAGAGCCCGGTTTTCTTCCATGCTAATCGGTTGTTTAGGTGCAGTTAAAATGCCTGCAGCTATACCGCCAGCAAATAACTTTGCAAGAATATCGATCTTGCCGGATCGGAGTAGAAGCAAGGCTATGACCGCTTGGAATGCCGGATTAGATGCTACATCGCCCAAGGTTTTAATCATCTTGGCCAAGTTAGTAGTTACGTTGGCTATGTTATCGGCGAGATTCTGCATGCTGTCGCCTACCGATTGGATTGATTTATCTTTGCCTAATATCTCTAAAGCATCGACTAAACCTTTACCGATGGTTTCGCTTGCGTTAGCTGCGTAAACATTTAATAGATCCATCTTGCCGGCATAAGTAGATAATCGAGCCGTAGCCTGTCCAGCGAATTTCTTATTAAGTTCGGCCATGATTTTATTCATGTCGCCACTTTGCAAAGTAGCCTTACTTAGTCCGGCACCTAGACGGCTAAGAGCTGTAGTTTGACCCGAAAATCCCTTTGCGAGGGCTGCGCTAACTTCCTCGACGGACTTGCCTGTAGCTGCAGATACATCTAACGCAAGGCCCAAGGCCTTCTGGCTTGCTGTTAGATCGCCACTGGCGGTAATCAGGGTCTGAAAAGCCGGCCTCAGCTGGTCATCCAGCACGCCATAAGTTTTCTGTAGTTTGGCTATGTAGTTTTCTACGCCGGGAGCTGCAAAGGCTAGGCCTAGATTGCCTAACTGTATTTCTAAAGCCTTAGCTGCTCTCTCATCATCCACGAAAGCCTTAATAGCGTTACGGCTATAACTTAAAATTTTCTGAGCTGCGAATACTCCAGCAAAGGTCTTGCCTAAAGTCTTTATAGATTTATCAAATGCAGATACGTCTTTATTAGCCTTCTTTAAGGCTTTACCATTCCATTCGGCGAGGGCCGATACGACTACATCTGCGGTCTTCACTTTAGCCCCTTCGCTTACTGTTAAATTTATCTACTACCGTATTAATAGCATTGATAACCGCCGGTACAACTTTTCCGTTATCTTCGGCCCATGCTCGATATAAGCCACGGCCCTTTTGCTTGCCGGTACCTTTGAAGTTAGTTTGACCGCCCATCGACTGGATAAAATGCGCTCCGGCGTTTGGATTGATGCTGTCTGATTTAGGCGATCCGTTAGGGTTTATCCGACCGGCCATTTCGTAGATCGTACCTGCAGCTCTGTTATTGCGTACATAGAAGGCATTAGAAAAGCCGTAAGCATTCTTACGAGTTTTACCAGATGAGTAAACAATTCCGTTACTGGCTAAAGCCTGATCGTAGAATGGAAAAGCCCGATACTTTTGCTCTTTAGTAACGTTAATCCGAGTCCAGCCAGAAAGCATCTGCGCATTACTAGGCATATACCCTCTGGCCTTATTACGTACCGGGATCATGACGTTAGCGATATCTTTAATAAATTCTTTATTTAGAGCAGGATCTAATTCTTTAAGATCCTTCTGGAGTTCTTTAACGCCGGTTACGTTTACTGGCATTTTTAATCTCCTTCGCTCTATCGTTTAATACTTGGATGATAAGCCTGAGCATTTCATCATCGATCTTTAATAGTTCATTAGGCGAGATTCCAGTTTCGACCGCTAAAGCTGCGATCGTATAGCCCATAGAATCCCGACTAATCGCTATTTTTTTTCTTCGAGTACCTCTACTAGGTCTAGGGTATCTACGAATTCTGGGCCAAAAGTAGGCACGGTAGCTCCAGACCTACGCAAGCATTCCCAAGCAAGCCAAAAGATCTCGGTTTGCTTTTCTGTCTCACGAAGGATCTTAGAGATACCGGCCTTATGAACTAACTCGAAGGCATACTCAATACCCGGCGTAATGCGGTGTTCGCTTACTTCGCCGTTAGCCCTTGTTATTTTTAGTTTTGCCATTAGTTATATTCTCCTTAGAAGGTTCCTGAAGTTGCATACGCTACGGTGCTGTTGCATGTAAACGTAATTGATGCGTTATTAATAGATGCTACATCGCCGTTAATTGGAGTTAGGTTATTAACTAGAATTGATACGGTGTATAGCGGATTAGTTGCGCTTACGGCAGTTCCCTTAACTGGGATTAACACGGCAGTAATTGTAGTGCCGTAGTTAGTCTGTAGAAGGGTAGTGATCTGAGAAGCTGCAAAGTCATTGAA